TTATAGACACTCCAATTACCTCTCTTCCAGAAAATCTGAAAGTTGGTGGTAATTTAAGTCTTAGAAATACCCAAATTACTTCTCTCCCAGAAAATTTGGAAGTTGGGGGTAGTTTAGATCTTAGAGACACTTCAATCACAAGAGATGATTTCAAAGACTCTATGGAAATTGGTGGTACTATTTCCTTAGACCCTAAAAACAAAATTAAAACTAAATTTAGATTTGATTAATGTATAAAAAGATATGGGTAAAAATATTTAAAAATAAAAGTTAAAAATAGTTAAATGCTCCCAGAAGTACAAATAAAGAAATTGTTAGATTTTTTCATCAATAAAATTGATGAAAATTATTTACGCTGTATTTTTGATGGTCTGTTTTTAGATGATTATGATTTCTTTGAAAATGCTAAATCTATATTTTTAAAAAATATTGAATCATCAAGACAAATTGAGACTCATATATTTTTTAACCATAATAGAGCAAACCTCCCTACAATACATATCAATCTTCCGGCTGAAAATATGAATGGAGATAATGGTGTAGATTGGGGACAGGAGTTAGTTGATGAAAATTGTGGAAATAATGTATTACAATCAACCACTAGAGCTTATAGTTCAAAATTTAATTTAATTTTTACTTCTAATAATACATTTGAGGTTTTAATTATGTATTACACCATAAAATCACTTATACAAGGTAACATAGAAGTTTTAGAGTTAAATCATATAAGAAATCCTAAGTTATCCGGAAATGATATTATATTTAATGAAAATTTTATGCCTCAAGATATATATTCAAGAGCCCTATCTATAGATTGTATATACGACTTTAAGGGACTTTCTATTAATAAAGTTGAACCTATAAGTAAAGTTATTTTTAAAGGAGAAATGCTATGAAAAAGAAGTTAATGACAGAAGAAGTTATAAAGATTTTAAATTTATCAGAAGGGTATAATTTTACTATAAGGAGACTATTTAATAACCAAAGTTATACCCATGAAGAGTGGATTAAAAAATTGAAGAAAAATAAAATATTATAAAATGGCAACTACACATTATTTTAATCAAAGAGAGATAAAATTACCTGGAGTATACTCTTCAGTTAAATCATTATCTTCAACCCCGACTATATCTACTCCCTATAGTAGAGCATTAATTATAAATATAGACCCAAATAATTCTTACGGTGGTTCAGTCAATGGGGAACTTACTAAAGGGATGGATTCTCTGTACAGGATGAGATCATTAAGTGAAGCACAAGGGTTATTAAGAGGGGGTAAATTATTCCATATAACAGAACCATTATTTAGGCCATCTAGAAGTGCTGGTGTAAATGGTATATCAGATTTATTCTATATAAATGCACTTACAACTACTGCTCCAACTATTACTTTTTCAATATCACCAGCAACATTAGTTGTCAAAGTTAAAGATGAGGGGTTGGCCTCCAATGGTGTAAATGTTTCCACAGGGGTAGGTCTTGCTACTGGATATGGGGTTACTATAACGGGAGGGGTTAGAGATACCTCTAAATTCATAATAAAGTTTTGGCGTGGAACTTTTAAAGGTACTCATTCTGATGGGTTACCGTATGATGAAGTTTTAATCCAAAATGCCAAACCTGAACTAATAGTACAATCACCTGAAGTTTCAACATTAGTAGATCTTATTACGTGGATGGCGAATGACACAACCTTTAACCAAGGATTTACTTTTACTTCAAGTGGTGAGTATTCTTTTGTTGCAGGGGATAAAACTGATTCAAATACTTATATTTTAGCAGCTACAGGTACAGCAACTTACGCAAGTACAGACTTAGAAGATGTTCTCGAAATTGTAAAAGATTTAGATTTTAATGTCGTATTATTTAATGAAAAAGTTGGAGATGAGGGTGCTAATGATACAATAGCAACCCGTTTACAATATTTTGTACAAAATGAAGTAGAAGGGGAGAAGTTTCTTTCATTAGCTGGTAAAAGTTCTGGTGAAACTACAGACTTAGCTGCTAATATAGTATTAGCTCAAAACTATAACTCATCTCAAGTTTGGTTAACTCATGGTACTGTAAGAAAAAATTCAATGTTCTCACCAAAGGGATATAGGGAGTTTGACTCTATATATTTGCAAGCCCTAATAGTTGGACGTATATTAGGTCTACCACCTCAAGTACCTGCAACCTTTAAGAATCTAAATATAGATGGTATAGTTAACCCTTTAAATACTATTCAAAAAGAAGATTGTTTAGATAGTGGACTATTGACTGTTTATTATGATAAGGAACTTGAAGGCTTTGTTATACTCAGAGGAGTTAATACTCTTCAAAATAACAATGTTTTACAAAATCCAGATGGGACATCTTTCTCAATACAACTTACAAGAATATCGGCTCAATTAAATTCTGAGTTAGTAGTAAATGCTAAAAGAACAATATTTAGTAGAGAAGATGGTACTAATAGGTTTACTCTTTCTCCTGAATACTTAAGGGATTGGGTTAATACATATCTAAATTCAAGAGTAGCAACTGAAACAAGAGATAATCTTATTATAGACTACAGTGATATAAATGTAACAAGAGAAGGTGATGCTTACAGGGTGACATATAAATTTAGCCCTAATAATGAAATTGCATTCTTGTTTATAACTGGTTTTTCAATAATCTAATATAATATAAAATGGATTACAAACAACAAACATTTACAGCCCCTCTTGCCGCTATTGAAATTAATGGTGTAAGAGTTGGGCTTATACGTAATTTAACTTTTACAGAAAATACACAACGAGGGGAAGTTCAGGGTTTAGGGGTTTTAACACTCCAAGAAGTCCCGGCAGTATCTTATCGCTGTACTTTTACTGCGGACTCCTATTTAATTAATTTAAAAAAGTTGGGGACCGTTAAAGACCCATTTTCTCCAGTAGATGCAACAGACTCTAAGTCATTAGTGAATACTATCCTCTTAGGTGAGAAACCTGTTGCCATACATATTTACAAAAAAACAGCTGGAAATATAGACTCTAGTACTGGTATAGTTACTTCAGAGGGTAGTTTCGAAAGAATAGCTATAGCAACAGATTGTTTCCTGGACAGTAAGTCTTGGAATATTGCAGAACAAGGGATCGGGGGTAAAAATATCTCCGGTAGATATTTAACACCTATATTCTTAACATAATGGTAAGTAAAACAGTAACATTTAAAGGTAATGATTACCAATTAAAATACCCAACAGTTGGTCAATTAATAGATATAAGGGTATTAGAACAACAACTCTCTAAAGGTATGATAAAAGAGTTGTTGACAGGGACTGATGCTGATATTGATGGTTATATTTATATTACAACAATAGCTCATATCCAAATTCTAATACCTAATTTATTAAAAGATATGAGGGTCTCATTAAGAGATATGGATTTACTAGACTTTCAAGATTTAATAGATCTGTACTCTGAACAAATATCTCCTTGGTTGACTGATTGGCGAGATAAGATAAAAGAAAAAATGAAGTCTAAGAGTGAATGATATAACTTTTGAAGAACTCCAGGAGCTAATACTCAAATGGAATATTGATTTCCCTATTGATCGTTGGTGGCGAAAATCTCACTCAATTGCTTTCAACTCTAAGAATCATAGGGAAATGTCTTTTATAGATATGTTTATAGAGTGGCAGGAAGAGTTATTATATGAACAACTTTCAAAACAAGATAAACCATATGTAAGAGGGTCAGGTAACTATATTAACACACGAGAAGTTGATGATACTTTACCTGAAGATTTTTTAGAAACAATTAATTTTGATGATTTATAATGTCAGATACTAAAATAAAATTTCAAGTTGAAGGTATTCAGACTATTAAGAATGAAATGTCTGGTATTCTTAATGATGTTATCGAACAGACTAAATTAATCGATAATTCTAATAAGGAATTTATAAAGAGTCTTCAACAACAAATCGAACTACTAAAAGAGAGGAATAATATAAGTTCTCAATTTATTTCAGGTGCTATACCTCAACAACAGTCAGATCCAGGGTTTTCTTTAACTTTAAGAGATTTAAATTCAACTTTAAGAGATTTAGTTGAAAAATTAGAAGAAGATATATCGCCTAGAGTTCATAATGAACCTTCATTAAATGAAACTCAAAATACAGCAACAGGGTTGAATCCTAAAATGCTTCAGTCATTTGCTCTTTCTAATATAATTAATCCAATGTCCTCGAATGACCCTATTAACGCTGGTTTTGGGTTGTTACAGAACGCTGGTTCTAGTTTAATGATGATGGGAGGTAAAGCTGGTATTGCAGGATTAGTGGCTACTTTAGCAGCCTCTATTGGGAAAATGCAAGTTGATTTACTTAGAGATATAGAACCTAGCGCTTCAAGAATGGCTAGACTGCAGGGAGCAAATACCTCCGATTATGTAAATACCGATATAAATGAGTATTCGGATTTAGGTTTTCGTAGATCTCAAGTTTTACAGGGTAGAGCTGGTATTATTAGAACCCTGGGTAGAGATAGTGGCTCTGATTTAAGATCATTATTAGCTATACAAAAGGGTTTTGATGTATCACAAGATGAACTTTTAGGAGTGTCAAGATTAGGCAGAGGGAACTCCTCTTTTAACTTGAATAGAGTGTTTACCTCATTATACTCAGGTCTACAATATTCAGGGTTAGGAAAGGAGAGGACTGAAGCGTTTATACCAGAATATTTAAAACTACTTACAGAAATAGGTCAAGAACAATTGACAACTTTAGGTAAGGTTGATATAGGTGTAAATACTAGACTTATTACA